GAAGAGCATGCGTTTAGAGATGAAACAAAAAACAGTATATTTAATCTTGTTAAATTATACGAACAAATAGATTATAATGAAGATTTATCAAGTACTAATGTAGTAAATATTGGTAGCTTTTCGTGGGAAAATGGAATAAAAGACACTAAGGTTAAATTTACACCAAACCCGAACGGTAGGTTTAAAATAACTTGGGTTCCTAATTATGAATTGCAAAATAAGCAATACACAAAAAATGGTCTTAGATTCCCTGGCAATGAACATATTGGTGCTTTTGGGTGCGATAGTTATGACATATCAGGAACGGTTGATGGTAAGGGGTCTAAGGGCGCATTACATGGATTAACCAAGTTTAGCATGGAAAACGCACCGCCAAACCACTTCTTTTTAGAATACATTGCAAGACCTCAAACTTCTGAAATGTTTTTTGAAGATGTGCTTATGGCTTGTGTGTTTTACGGAATGCCTATATTAGCTGAAAATAACAAACCTAGGTTATTGTACTATTTCAAAAGAAGAGGATACAGAGGCTACTCAATGAACAGACCGGATAAGATATGGAATAAGTTATCGGTAGCTGAAAAAGAAATAGGCGGAATTCCAAACTCCAGCGAAGATATTAAACAAGCTCACGCAGCTGCTATAGAAGCTTATATAGATAAATACGTAGGTTTAAAAGCAGATGGGCAATATGGGGACATGTATTTCAACAACACCCTAAACGATTGGGCGAAATTTGATATAAATAAAAGAACAAAGTTTGACGCCGCTATAAGCTCGGGGCTTGCTATAATGGCCTGTAATAGGCATTTATATAGGCCAGTTGCTCCTGTTCAAAAACAAAAGTTAAATTTAAATATTGCTAAATATAAAAATAGCGGTACAATATCGAAAATAATAAAATAACGTATGGCTGAGTCAGTTGTAAAAAGTTTTTTTCCTAGCCAAGTTGCTAGTGACGAAGAAAAAATGTCATCAGAGTATGGCCTTCGGGTAGGTAGAGCCATTCAGGACGAGTGGTTTAAATCGGACTCCGGCACTTCGAGATATAGAAGCAATCAAAATACATTCCATCATCTAAGGTTATACGCAAGAGGCGAACAGCCAATACAAAAGTATAAAGATGAATTATCAATAAACGGGGATTTATCATATCTTAATTTAGACTGGAAACCAGTACCAATTATTTCTAAATTTGTAGACATATTAGTTAATGGTATTTCAGAAAGGTCTTTTGATATAAAAGCTTATTCACAAGATCCTTATGGTGTAAGCAAAAGAACTGCTTATATGGAATCCATTATACGTGATATGCAGACCAAAGAGCTAAACGAATTTGCAGAAGCAGAATTTGGTATTAATCTTTTTGAAAACAATCCAGATCTTTTACCCGATAGCCAAGAAGAATTAGAGCTACATATGCAGCTAACGTATAAACAAGCTGTAGAGCTAGCTGAAGAGCAGGCGATACAAACTTTGTTAAAAGGTAATAATTATGATTTAACAAAGAAAAGAGTTATATACGACCTATCTGTTATAGGTGTTGGAGCTGTAAAAAATAGATTTAGCAAATCCGAGGGTGTTGTTGTTGATTATGTTGACCCTGCTAATTTAGTTTATTCGTACACTGAATCACCATATTTTGATGATATATATTATTGCGGCGAGGTTAAAAGTATACCTTTAAATGAACTAAAAAAGCAGTTCCCCGATTTAACACAAGAAGACCTAGAGCAGATATCTAAGCAGGGCTTTCAAAACAATGGCTTTTACGACAGGACTATGAGAAATTACGATCAGTCCGACAGTAACACCGTACAAATACTGTACTTTAATTTTAAGACTTATATGAATGAAGTTTATAAAGTTAAAGAAACCGCCACAGGAGCAAGTAAAATATTAGTAAGAGACGATCAATTCAATCCGCCTATTGAAATGCTTGAAGAGCAATTTGGAAAACTTTCAAGGTCATTAGAGGTTTTATATGAGGGTGTTTTGGTTTTAGGAACTGACTTTTTGCTAAAATGGGATATGGCAAAAAATATGATGCGCCCAAAAAGTGATCACACTAAAGTGCTCATGAATTATAGTATTGTTGCCCCAAGAATGTATAAGGGCAAAATTGAATCTATAGTTAGCCGTATAACGGGATTTGCTGATATGATACAGCTAACGCATCTTAAATTACAGCAAGTGATGGCAAGAATGATACCAGACGGTGTTTATCTTGACGCTGACGGCTTAGCTGAAATAGATTTGGGTAATGGAACAAACTATAATCCGCAGGAAGCCTTAAATATGTTTTTCCAAACAGGTTCTGTAATAGGAAGATCATTTACTCAAGAGGGTGATATGAACCCTGGTAAAGTGCCCGTACAGGAAATAGCAAGCGGATCTGGTGGTCAAAAATTACAGTCTTTAATATCTACGTATAATTATTATTTACAAATGATACGCGATGTCACAGGTCTTAATGAAGCCAGAGATGGCAGTGCGCCTGATTCAAGAGCTTTAGTTGGTATTCAGAAAATGGCCGCTGCGAATTCTAATACCGCAACAAGGCATATATTGGATGCTGGTCTTTTTATAACTGCTCAAACCGCGGAGTGCTTATCATTAAGGATATCAGATATATTAGAATATTCACCATCAAGAGATGCTTTTGTACAAAAAATAGGTGGGCATAATGTCGCTACATTAAAAGAAATGTCCGATTTGCACCTTTATGATTTTGGTATATTTTTAGAATTAGCGCCGGACGATGACGAACGTTCAATGCTGGAAAATAACATACAGACAGCCTTGTCAGCTGGCCTTATAGATCTATCTGATGCAATTGACATAAGAGAAATTAAAAATATAAAGTTAGCAAATCAAGTTTTAAAAATACGTAGAAAGCGTAAGCAAGAGCAAGACCAGCTAATACAACAGCAGAATATACAAGCTCAAGCGCAAGCAAACGCGCAAGCTCAAGAAGTAGCTGCCGCTGCTGAAGTGCAAAAGAATCAAGCTTTAACGTCTCAAAAAGCCCAGCTGTTACAAATGGAAAATAATTTTGAATTGCAAAAAATGCAAGCTGAGGTTGCGGCTAAAAAAGAATTGATGGCTCAGGAATTTCAATATAATATGCAATTAAAAGGCGTAGAGACATCAGGTCAAGCACAGAAAGAAACACAAAAAGAAGACAGAAAAGACGAAAGAACAAAGCTGCAAGCAACCCAACAAAGCCAACTTATAGAGCAAAGAAAAAACAATACGCCTCCCCAAAACTTCGAATCTAGCGGAAACGACATCATTGGCGGAGGATTTGACTTAGGTTCCTTCGAGCCTAGGTAATAATAATAGTAATAATTATATAATATTTTATCATGTTAGAAAACCAAGAAGAGGTTCTTGACTCCCAAGAGGAAGTCCAAGAGCAGCCTGCTGCTGAAAATAAAGCACCAGAGCAAAATGTAGATTCGCCTGTATCCCAGGATGATGAAGGCACAATAAAAGTAGATTTTACTAAACTCAATAAAGAAGATGCCGTTCAAGAGCAAAGCACAGATGACAGCAATGCTGTTGTCGGAAAATCCCAAGACAGTAGCAACAGCGAAAAAGTGGTTGAAGAAGTACGGGAGCCCGAACAAGAAGAATCAACTGTTCTCGAAGAAGTAACTGAAGAGGAAGTTGTTGAACAAGTAGAGCAGCTCACTGAGCAAGTTGAACAAGCTATAGTCCAAGCCGACGCTGGCATTGATTTGCCAGAAAATATTCAAAAAGTTGTTGACTTTATGAATGACACAGGCGGAAGTTTAGAAGACTATGTAAAGCTTAATACCGATTATTCTGCATTAAACGAAGCACAGCTTATTAAAGAATATTATGAAACCACTAAACCTCACTTAGATAAAGAAGACATAGAACTTCTTATGGAAGACTTTTCATATGACGAAGAGTTAGACGAGCCAAAAGAAATACGTAAAGCTAAAATTGCTTTTAAAGAAGAAGCCGCTAAAGCAAAGCAACATCTTGAAAAACTTAAAAACAATTATTACGAAGAAATTAAAGCTGGGTCAAAACTAAATCCAGAACAACAAAAAGCCGTTGACTTTTTTAGTAGGTACAATAAAGAACAAGAAACCGTTAAAAAGGAAAACGAACAACAAGCAAAAATATTTTTACAGCAAACTGATACTGTTTTTAGTGAGAATTTCAAAGGTTTTGATTATTCTGTTGGAGACAAAAAGTATAGGTTTAAAGTTAAAGATACCACGGAGGTTAAAGACACTCAAAGCGACATCAATAATTTCGTCAAGAAGTTCTTGAACGACAAAAATGAAATGATAGACGCTAAGGGGTATCACAAATCTCTATTTACAGCAATGAATGCTGATGCTGTTGCTAATCACTTTTACGAACAAGGTAAAGCTGATGCAATGAAAAGCAGTATTGAAAAATCTAAAAACGTAGATATGGATCCGAGAGGGACTCATGAGAAAGTTACTACGGCAAATGGTTGGCAAATACGTGCAGTTCCAAACAATAGTGTTAGTGGTTCAAAGTTGAAAATTAAAAAAAGATAATTAACCATTAAAAAATAATAAAATGGCATTTGCAACTTCGCCAACCTCGTTGGCAAACTTAAGTCACTTAACTCCACGCCCTATTAAAGGGTTGTTCGGTGACAACTATCTTTCTGTAGGAGAGATGGATTTTACACAACAATTTCTACCTGAAGTATACGAAAAAGAAGTAGAGAGATACGGTAACCGTACTATCTCTGGATTTTTACGTATGGTTGGGGCTGAAATGCCTATGGCTTCTGATCAAGTAGTATGGTCTGAGCAAGGTAGATTACATATCGCTTATGACGATGTAACAGTAGTAGATACAACTAACCTTACATTCCCAGTCGGTCACTTAATCGGAAAAGGAATGACAATTGTTGTGTCTAAAGGATTTACAACTCAAAAAGCTTATGTAAAAGACGTAGTAGGTCAGACTGTAACTGTAGACACTTACGGTGAGGTATCTGGTATTACAGTTACCGGTGACGACGTAAAAGTATTTGTTTACGGATCTGAATACTCTAAAGGAACTGAAAAAGCTGGTAATTCAGTTGACGCTTCTTTCACAACTTTCAACAACAAACCAATTATCTTGCGTGACAAGTATAATGTAAACGGTTCTGATGTTGCTCAAATTGGTTGGGTAGAAGTAACTACTGAAGCTGGAACATCTGGTTACCTTTGGTACTTAAAATCTGAGCACGAAGCTCGTATCCGTTTTGAAGATCAACTTGAAATGGCTATGGTAGAGGCTGAGAAATCATTAAACATTGACGGAACAACAAGAGATATTGCACAAGCTGCTGGATTTGGTGGTGGTGGAACAATCACTGGTTCTGACGGTTTATTCTCTGTACTGGAAACTCGTGGTCTTGTATACAACGACGCTGATTTTGGAGCCTCTGCCGCTGCTGGTGGTGCACCAAGCCCAGGTCTAGCTGAATTCGACACTATTTTAGCTGAGCTAGATAAGCAAGGAGCTATTGAAGAAAACATGCTTTTCTTAGATAGAACAACTTCTTTGTCTATTGACAACATGCTTGCAAACCAAAATACCTACGGAGCTGGCGGTACATCTTACGGTGTATTTGACAACTCTGCAGATATGGCGTTGAACTTAGGGTTCTCTGGATTCCGTAGAGGTTCTTATGACTTCTATAAAACTGACTGGAAATATCTAAACGATTCTACTACTCGTGGATTAGTTGCTGATGTGGATGGCGTTTTGGTACCAGCTGGAACTTCAACAGTTTATGATCAACAATTAGGAAAAAATATCTCTCGACCATTCCTACACATCCGTTACAGAGCTTCTGAAGCTGATGACCGTAGATTAAAGTCTTGGGTAACTGGTTCAGTTGGTGGTAACTTCACAAGTGACGCGGATGAAATGAATGTTCATTTCTTATCTGAAAGAGCACTATGTGTACAAGCTGCTAACAACTTCGTATTGTTGAAATCAACAGTCTAGTATTACTTTAATGTAGTAATTACCCTCGTTGAATCTACGGGGGTAGTTATTACCTTTATTAACATTTTTATTATATTATATTATGGCTAAGAAAGCTAAAGCAGAAGAAACAATTGAGGTTGCACCTCAACCAATTGTTGCAAAAAAAGAAGCAGCACAACCAACTAAACCTAGTTGGGAAATTAAAGATAGATTATACACGTTAAAAAGCAATAAGCGACCTTTAGTATTTACAATACCTTCACGGCATACAGCTAAGCGACCGTTACTTTGGTTTGACGAGGAGCAAGGGTATCAAAGAGAGCTAAAATATGCCACCAATCAAAGGTCCCCATTTGCTGATGAACAACAAGGACCAGCTACACTGGGTAGAATTGTAATGAGAGATGGCGCACTGCGTGTACCAAAAGAAAACCAAGTTTTACAAAAATTACTTTCTTTATATCATCCATTTAGAAATGAAGTTTACGAAGAATACAAACCAGCCCAACAAGCAGCAAACCAATTAGATTGGATTGAAGCGGAGATAGCGGCTTTAAATTTAGCTAAATCACTTAGTGTTGATGAGCTAGAAGCTATATTAAGAGTTGAGTTTGGAAATAAAGTAAACGATCTGTCTAGCAGTGAGTTAAAAAGAGATGGATTAATTTTTGCTAAAAGAAATCCATTGTTATTTACAGAGCTGGCTCAAGATGACAATGTGCAATTAAGAAACTTTGGTATTAAAGCGGTTGAAGCTAGAATTATTCAGCTATCCGCGGATCAAAGAACATTTACATATGGTGATGCCAAAAGAAAACTTTTAACTATACCGTTTGATGAAAACCCATATTCAGCATTAGCTGCTTGGTTTAAAACAGACGACGGCGTTGAGGTTTACAAGGCAATTGAAAAACGACTTTAATAGTCACTCATAGTGGTTAAGCCATCTTTGGGGTGGCTTAATTACTATAAATAATAGAATATGGCTGTAAGCATAGATACTGTTTATCAAAGAGTATTATCAATACTCAACAAAGAACAACGAGGGTATGTTACGCCTCAGGAATTTAATTTATTTGCAAATCAAGCGCAGTTAGATTTATTTGAGCAATACTTTTACGATATAAATCAATTTGGTAGATTACCAGGTAATGATACTGAATATTCAGATATGCTAAAGTTACTTAATGAAAAAATAGCTATATTTGAAAAACGTGATAATCTTACGTATTCAATAGCGGATAGCTCATTTACATTGCCGCAAGATATGTACCGCCTTGGTACTATAATATATAAAAATTCTACAACAAAATTAATACTAGATCCTGCTCTAGGGCCACAAACACCTCAAACAACAATAGAGGAAGTCACTGTAGAAAGGATTAATGCAAACGAGTTTTTATATATAAATTCTTCTCCACTTACAAAACCCAAAAACGTTAGACCTATATATGTAGCCGACAACAGAGGCCTTAAAGTATATGGAGATCAAGAAATACAACTAGACGTAGATTTAACGTATATAAAGCAGCCTGCTAAAGTTGAATGGAAATACCAAATGGTATTAGGTGAAGCCTTATATGATTCAACATATTCCGTTGATTTTGAACTACACGCCTCTGAGGAAACTGAATTGGTTATAAAGGTGCTTGAACTAGCAAGCTTAGCAGCGAAAGAACTAGCTGTTAATCAACTCGCAACTCAAGAAGAGGTTAGGAATACACAACAAGAAAAATCATAATAAATGGGATTACTTACTCAAAATAACGAACAATATTATCTCGGTGCGGATGGCCAGTGGAACAGTTGGGATGAAAATTACGGTGATTACCAATTTACAACCATAAAGGATGTTATTAATAACTTTATGATTTCTTATATTGGCGAAGGAAAAATAATTAGCAAAATAAAAAGAACTGATGTCTTGTTTCATGCAATGCGTGGTATACAAGAATTTAACTTTGACATATTACCCTCAAACAAATCTGTTGAGATAGAGGTTGGGCCACAGCTATACTTTGTCTTACCGCAGGATTACGTAAACTATGTAAAATTAACATGGAACGATAACGGGGTTGAGCGTATCATATATCCAACTTCCAAAACAAGTAACCCTTTACCAATACTTCAAGATCATAATTACGAATACTTGTTTGATCAGCAGAATAGAGAAATCTTAGAGTCTCAAGAGTCTAATACGTGGCATGATTTTAGGCAACGCGGCAATGGAAGCGGCAACGATTTAAGCGAACGTGAGTCAGATTTAATTAAAAGAGGCAATATTGGGCAAAGATACGGATTAGATCCTCAATACATGCAATCCAATGGTGTTTTCTTTATAGACCCGATACAGGGGTTAATTAGATTTAGCTCGGACATGTGCAACCGTATTGTTACTTTAAAATACGTTTCAGATGGGTTAGCTACAGATGAAGAAATGGTAATTCATAAATTAGCAGAAGAAGCTTTGTACAAGTATATTGCTTACGCTATTTTATCCGTTAGGCCGAACATACCAGAGTATGTCGTGCAAAGATTTAAAAAAGAATCATCTGCAGCAAAAAGAAATGCTAAATTAAGATTATCAAATATAAAATTAGAAGAGATTACTCAAATAATGAGAGGTAAATCTAAGCAAATAAAACATTAATATGGCAGAATTCTTGCACACCTTTCGTGGCGGTAAAATGAACAAAGACCAAGACGAAAGACTAATACCAGAAGGCCAGTATAGAGATGCTTTAAATTTAGAGATATCCACATCTGAAGGATCGGATACGGGTGCTTTACAAAATATAAAAGGTAATACTGAGGTTTTAAACAAAACATATAATCCATCTACATCTTCGTTTATAGAATGGGGAAGTGATTATATTAATAGTTTAACTAATGCCATATGTATAGGCAGCTTTGTAGACACGTTGACTAATAAGATATATTGGTTTATAGCCTCTAACGAAGTTAGCGTTGTAGCGCAATTTTCAGACTCAGATAAAACTGTTTCGCCTCTCTTGGTTGAAAGCAAGGCAATATCAAACTTTTTAAACTTTAGAAAAGAAAATCTAATAACCGGCGTAAGTGTTATAGATAATGTTTTATATTGGACAGACGATCAGACTGAGCCTAAAAGATTGAACATTGCTGACTTTCAAAATTCTACCCCTAATTTTACAACTCATTCTAAAATATATACCAGAGACTTCGTAGAAGAAGATATTACTGTAATAAAAAAATCCCCATTAACCTCCCCTAATATAGCAATGTTTGCCAGCGTTGTTGGCGGCCCGGGCACAGGTATAACTCCTGTAACTTCTGAATACACTGTAACAGATCAAGAAAACTTTACATTTATACCAGCTAACGCTGATCCAGAAGACTACATTTCTATGCCCACTTATGCTGAGGCGCAAGAAAATCCGACTAATTATCCCGCTGGGATTACAGGGCAAGTAACTATAACTACTAGCGCCGCTCCAACTTGGGCTGCGGGAAGTATAGTAAATTTAGTGGGTAGCCGCATAAACGACTCAAACGAAATAAACGAGTTTGGCATTAGAGCAGAAGTTGTTTCTGGATCAGGAACTACCTCTATTACTATAAATATTTTATCCATATCTCAAGACATAATTAAAGCCTATGACGATCTTGGCAATATAGAGCCGATTATTTGGGAAATTTTATTGGAAGAAGATATGCCTATGTTCGAGTTTAGGTTTGTACGTTTTGCGTATAGATGGAAATACAAAAATAATCAGTATTCTACCTTCTCCCCTTGGACAAAGCCAGCGTTCTTAGGCAACGAATTTAAATATGTATCATCTGACGCTTACAATATTGGCATGACCAATAATATAAGAAAGCTAGATATATTAGATTTGACCTGGGGTAATGATGATGTTTAAGAAATTGAGATTCTATATAAAGAGTCTATATCTAATGCTGTTTATCTGGTTGATACAATTGACGATAAATCAATAACTTCTTTTAGTATAAAATCTGAGATTATTGGTGCAGTCATTGATTCTAATCAAATAATAAGACCATGGGACAACGTACCTCGTAAAGCTAAGGCGCTAGAGATAACGAAGAATAGAATAGTATACGGTAACTATTTGCAGAGCTACAATGTGCCTGCTGTAATAGATATCAGTGTAGACAAGCAAGCGCTAACACATCCTGGCGCTAATGACGAGGATTTGTTAAGAATGCCTTACGATTCTATAAAGTCACTAAGAACGTACCAAGCGGGCCTTTTGTATCTAGATGAGTACGGCAGAGAAACACCTGTGTTTACAAATAACAACGCATCTATAGCTATACCTAAGTCAGATGCCTCATCTGTAGTTAGCTTGAAATTTTTAGCTAATCACGCACCTCCTTCGTGGGCAACACATTTCAAATATTTTATAAAAGAAACATCAAACGAATATTACAATTTAGCATTAGATCGCTATTACAACGCTGAAGATGGTAACGTATGGATAAGCTTCCCTTCGTCTGAAAGAAATAAAATAACAGAAGAGTCGTACTTAGTCTTAAAAAAACAGCACGACACAGATGTATATGTTGCGGAAGAAGCAAGGTATAAGGTTTTGGCTATAGAGCCTGAAGCTCCAGATTTTATTGCAACATTTAACAGGTCCGTAGCATTTGCTAGGGTACAAATTGAAACAGGGTTTGAACCAGATTTTATTAGGTTAGAGTTTAATGGGCCATCTGGAGCCGGCAACAATGACCCTTTCCAAGAATCTTTTACATCAGAGCACTTGCTTGTAATAAGATTTGGTGGATCAAGAACAGCGGAATACAGAATAGCAAGTGGAGGCCCAACTGGAATAGGTAATCTTTACGAGGTTTTATTAGACGACCCATTAGGTGAAGATGCAAATTTTTTAAGTAATCTAGCACAGGGTGCAACGGTTTCAATAAATGTTTTTAAAGAAGTTAAAGAAAATAAGCCTGAATTTGAAGGGCGATTTTTTGTAAAAATCAATAAAGATTTTGCGTTTCAGGAAAATATAATTAAACCTTTTGACGCTATGCAAAAAGTGTACGGCGTTCTTGGCGAGCAGCGTATAAACGTGTTTAAGCAAAGCACCAATACAGAAGGTAATGGAAATAAATTTGGGTGGAATTATCAAGATCCAGGAGAAGATGATGATCCTTGGTTTGAAGTTTGTGGAGATGATTTTGCTAAGGAACAAGTTATGGGCTTTGGTGCTTGGGGAGGTAATGGCTCCAACAAAAGTGATAATACGATAGCATGGTATAATCCACCAACAAACGGGGAATCATCGTTTGGATTTGGATGTGCCGGGGTTGGAGGCAGTGATTATTTAGGCCCCTTAGCTGGGGATGTCGGACAGAGCAACGGGCTATTGCAGCCGGGTGTTATGGTAAGATTTATAGACAGCAGAAACGGCAACAAAAGTAACGTGTACGGGGTTGAAGATGTAGAGGCTTACAGGTCAAGAAGAGGCAAGTTGATTAACGTTGGAATATATAATTGCAAACCAGATTCTGATGCGGGTAATCACATGTATACTTTAGCTGTCAAGCTAGAAGAGCCACTCGGCCCTAATGGAAATATAGACTTTTTTGCAAAATTTAATGGAGATAGAAATTCATTAGATAAAGATAGAGGTGGTTCTCTCCCTCACGTACAAGTTTTAGAAGAGGTTATCGGAGCGGGCAACAGAACTTTAACATCAACCAACCCGGCTATTTTTGAAACAGAGCCTAGGGAGGCGGTCGATTTAGATTTATACTATCAAGCCTCTGATGCATTTCCAATAAATGAGCATGGAGTAGAGAAAACTTTGGATTGGCATAACTGTTATTCTTACGGTAACGGAGTTGAGTCAAACCGCATAAGAGATGATTATAATCAACCTACAATAGACAAAGGGCCAATAGTTTCCGCTCCACTGGATGAGCCTTACGGAGAAGAAAGAAAGCCTAACGGTCTTATTTATTCGGGTATATATAACTCTAACTCTAACATAAATAATTTAAATCAATTTATACAAGGGTTACAAATAACTAAGGATCTTAATCCTATATACGGTGGTATTAAAAAATTACATACCAGAGACACTGACCTTGTTACTTTTTGTGAGGATAAAGTATTAAAAATACTAGCTGATAAAGATGCATTATTTAATGCTGATGGCAATACTAATCTTACTGGCACAAATAATGTACTGGGACAATCTGTTCCATTTGCTGGAGAGTTTGGTATATCAAATCATCCAGAATCTTTTGCTAAGTTTGGATATAGAGTTTACTTTACGGATCAAGCGAGAGGCGCTGTTTTAAGGTTATCAAGAGATGGTATAGAGGAAGTTTCCAGATATGGAATGGGCGATTTCTTTAGCGACAACCTAATAGCTAATAATATATTAATAGGTTCTTACGATGTTACCTCAGGTGAATACAACTTAACCCTGTCTAATTTAACTACAGAGTGGCAAGATAAATTATCTGTAAAGGTTTTTGACAGATTAAACCAAGATCCAGATTGCCCAACGCCTACTCAAAAGTTACCGACCACTAAAACTACAGTATCTTTTGCTGAAAACATAAACGGCTGGTCTAGTAGAAAAAGTTTTATACCTGAAAGCGGCGCTTATTTAAATAACAATTATTATACGTTTAAATCAGGGGCGATTTGGCAGCATAAAAGTAATGAAAATTATAATAGTTTTTACGGCATTGGCCCACAAAGTAAAAATGGCAAGTACTATGAAAGCTCTGTTGATTTAATAATAAACGACGCTTCTCCTGTGGTTAAAGGCTTTAAAACATTAAACTACACTGGTACTGAATCTCTAGAATACGTTTATTCAGTTGTTGACGGTGAAAATGATTTAAGAGACTTTTCTATAGCTGAAATTGTATCCCAAGGTTTAATACCAACAGGCGTTACAACTACGCCAGGCTGGTATGCTAGTTCAGTTTACACTGATCTACAAGAAGGACAAGTTAAAGAATTTATAACAAAAGAGGGTAAGCATTTTAATTACATAAAAGGGTTATCAACGTTTTTCAACGACAACTGTGACACAAACGTTAGTACACCTGAGTTTTCTGTTCAGGGCATAGGGAGAGCAGATCAGTTGACTGGCGACACAGAGCCTACCGCTTTTTATATAAATGTATGTATAGATCCTTCGTGCTACGTAGAAGAAGAGCTGCCAAACGTAGTGGATCAGTTTTATGAAGGAACAGAAGATATTGTTTTAACACAAACTTTAGTGGGCCCAACAAACTGTTCTCAAACCACAACATATAGCTTGGTGCTAGATTCTACTTCAGGTGGAAATTTAACATTAAACTCAAACGGCTTTTTTGTGTTTAATCCTGATTTAAATTTTTACGGGCAAGCAGGAACATTTGTAGTTGAAGCGTGCTGTGGTTCTATATGTAATACTTTCACCGTTACTCTACAGTTTTTAGAAGTACCTGAAGATCCTTATTTTGTTAGTACTGCTCCATCGCCAAACTTATTACCAGGAGATTGTTTCACTTATAATCCTATAATATTAGCAGATCCGGATCATTTTCCTGAACAGTTATTTATACAAACCCCAGTCCCGAACCTACCGGTTTGGATGGCACAACCTGAACCTATTAATGACGGCTCAGGTAATTGGTATATACCAAATAGCTGTGTACCAGACGGACAGCAACCTGGCTTAATAGATTTTACTATGACAGTGGAAGATCCTGATGGAAATACGGGTACGCAACAAGTAGTAGGTGACACTATTGCTGCAGCTGTGGCTAATTTAGAGTTTTTAATAACAACCAGAAACGCTCAAGGTGCAAGAACCTGGACTGATCCAAATGCAACTGATCCTACTCCGGTTCCAATGGCGGCGATACCAAGTAGCTTCCATGGCTGCGGAAGGGGTACTTATATAATTACCGGAAACGACACATTTATTGCTAGGGTTTACGTAGGCAATACATTTGATGACTTAACACCTGAGGGCAATCATTGTTTTGATTCATTTTCTAGAGACACCAACGGCAATCCAGACAGCCCAACAGGAGATGTGCTATGGACAGGTACAATTCCCTCCGCTCTCGCACAAGGGGTTACAAATACAGATTTAAGGCATGAAGCCCCGTTCCAAAAATACATAACCCCTAATGACGACTTTAACGCAACCAGGGACAGATATAATTTGGTGACAATAGATATTGAAA